AACAAAACGAGTAACCGATGAAGCTGTACCCCCACCAAGAGGCGAGCCGTGAGTTCTTGCTCACGCACAAGCGCGCCATCTTGGCCGACGCGCCACGCGTTGGTAAGACCCTGCCAACCGCAAGCGCTGCGCTCAACCATTTGCCGGTGATGATCGTGTGCCCATCGATCGCCAAGAGCGTGTGGCTGCGCGCGTTCAAGGCGCTTGGCCACGACGAGTCAGACATCACCGTCGTCGCCGGCCGCAAGATGGCCGCAGAGGCGCACACGGCCAGCGTGGTGATAGTCAACTACGACCTGATGCCAAACACGCAGGCCAGTCGATTCAGCCGCTACAAGACGCTGGTGCTCGACGAGTCCCACCGCATCAAGAGCCACACGGCCAAGCGCACCAAGGTGGCCATGAAGGCGATGAAGGTCATCCCCAACGTCTACGCACTATCCGGCACGCCCATCCCCAACCGCCCCATCGAGCTGTGGCCGCTGCTGCACGGCCTTGGCATCTTCAGGGGCAGTTATTACGACTTCGCCTCGCGCTACGCAAGGATGTGGGCGGCGCCTTGGGGGCTGGACGTCTCCGGCGCGTCAAACCTGCCGGAGCTGAAGGCCATGATGAAGCCGAGCGTGCTGCGCAGGAAGAAGGAGGACGTGTTCACCGACTACCAAGACCCGCAGGTGTCATTGATCACGTTCGACCTGCCCGTCGACAGGCGTGAGCGCGACTTTGACGCCGACGCCCTGATGGCCAACCCGCACGCGCTGCTTGCGTTCGAGGGGCTGGCCGAGGTCATGAAGGAGGCAGGGCTGCGCAAGGTCAACCCGGCCGCTGAGTTTATATCCGACCTGCTCGAGGCCGAGGGCAAGGTCGTCGTGTTCGCGCACCACAAGGACGTGGTCGCGCAGCTGGCCGACAAGCTCAAGGCCTACAACCCCGTGACTATCACGGGCGACACGCCGGCCAAGCAGCGCGAGCTGCACATTACGGCCTTCCAACAAGACCCGGACACCAAGGTCATCATCGGCAACATCGCCGCGATGAGCGAGGGTGTCGACCTGTCAGCTGCCGACGTCGTCGTATTTGTCGAGGCGACGTGGCAGACATCAGCTCTGGAGCAGGCCTCTAGTCGTGTGGAGAACATCAGCAAGCAGTCGTTCCGGCCGCTGATCTATCTCCTCACCATCCGAGCATCACTTGACCACACAGTGCTGGGCAAGGTATTGCAGAAGTTAAACATCATCGACCAGATCATTTAGGAGTAAACGATATGCCACGTAAGAAGGACCCCAACAGCCGCACCGGCAAGCTACGCGCAGTTATCAGGCAGCACCCGGACTTAACCAACGCCGAAATCGCCATCCTGACAGACGAGCCTGCGAACCTTGTCTCGGTGGCCCGGTGCAGCATGCGCAAGAAGAAGCCCAGACCTGCAATCCGCCCGGCGACGCCGATGGATTTAACCGCGACCCCGGAGGAGGAGGAAGCGTTCAACGCCATCGCCAACAGCCAGCAGGTCGGTGGCAGCCACTACAAGGACAAGGCCATCCAGCCTTGGGACTACATCGCCAGCAACAGCCTCGGCTATCTAGAGGGCAACGTCGTCAAGTACGTGTCACGCTGGCGCGAGAAGGGTGGACTCGAGGACCTGAAGAAGGCCCAGCACTACCTAACCAAACTGATTGAGGTGAACCAATGATTGAACACACACAACGCAAGCACGCACGCCTTTCCGCCTCACGAGCCGACCGCTTTATGGCCTGCCCCGGATCGGTGGCGCTGGAGTCGCAGATGCCCTACGAGCCGGCTGGCGAGGCCGCAGCTATCGGCACGCACATCCACGAACTCAGCGAGATGCTGCTCAACAACAGCCACACCTACGACGAGATCAAGGCCTCGGGCGTGGAGTCCGACCACCTAGACATGGCGCAGGACTACGCCAACTTCGTCAACAACCTAGTCGATAGCCCGCGTAAGCGCCTCATCGAGGTCAACGTGGACGAGGGCCTCAAGTCGCTGCACCCAAGCCTTGGCGGCACCGCTGACGCGGTCCTGACTGAGTCCCGCACGCTGCACGTCATCGACCTCAAGACCGGGCGCATCCCGGTAAGCGCCAAGGACAACAAGCAGCTGCTGGTCTACGCGTTGGGCGCTGCACGCAAGCTAGGCGCCCCGGCCGACATCACGGTCAAGATGCACATCTTCCAGCCCCGCACCGGCCACAGCGTGGCGGAGATCTCCGGCAACGACCTCATATCCTTTGGCCACGAGCTGAAGGCCGCAGCCGAGCTGGCCAACACGCCGGGCGCGCCGGTCATCCCCGGCAGCAGCCAGTGCCAGTGGTGCCGCGCCAAGCCCATCTGCTCGGCCATCCGCGAGAAGGTGACCAACGCGGCGCGTGAGGTGTTCGACGTTAACAACGACGTCACCCCGGCCATGATCGAGGACGCCAAGCTGGCAGAGACGTGGGCCGGGTCGGTCCTTGACGCCGCCAAGAAGCAGCTCACCGACAAGCCCGAGTCGATCTCTGGTTGGTACATGAAGACGGGGCGCAAGTCCAAGTTCTGGCGCGACGAGGCCTTGGTCTGGGAGGCGCTCAAGGGCAACGACCAAGCGTTCGAGCTGAAGTCCCCAGCCGCCATCCTGAAGGCCAAGATCGACATCTCCGAGGACATGATCGGCGAGAAGATCGGCGCCTCGATTTTGACCAAATCAAAATCTGAGGAATAATTGCCGCCCAAGCCAAAAAAAAGCCACCGGTGCTAGCCGGCGGCAATTAGGAGAAGTCATGAAGAGCAAAAATGAAACCAACAGGGTGGCCTCAGTGGAAATTTTAACAGAATACAGTCAGTCGCACGCGGTGGCCAAGATGATCGCCGACAGCGTCCCAAGCGCCTACTTCTGCACCTTCACCATCACCGATGGCAGGAAGATACCGCACAACAAGCACGGCCAAGGCGTGTCAGAGGCGACGCCATTAGACATGCTGTTCAGCGCCGATGAGGTGCTGGCCATGGACACGCCGGCGCGCTACATCGGCTTGGTCATGCACCGCCCCATAGTCGACCACGGCGACGTGCTGTTCGTGCTGGACGTAGACACCAAGCACAGCGACGCACCGACAGACATCGCCATCCAGTCGCTGGGCAAGCGCGCCAAGGACCACGAGCTGCTGACCGAGCGCTCAGTCTCTGGGCGTGGCCGCCACGTGTTTGGCTTTGCCAAGCCGGACGACACGATCCTGCCCAAGTACAACCTCGGCAACCGCCAAGAGGTCGAGGTCTTTGGCATGCCCAAGTCGCCAAAGAAGTCGGTCCTGCTAACCGGCGACATGCTGACCATGGAGCACTTAGGCGGCAACCCTGTCAACCTGCACGACCTGCTGGATGAGGTTGGCATCATCAAGCGCCACCACGACGCGTTCCCGCCCAAGCCAGCCCCGGCGCTTATCCCAAAAACCTACGAGCGGTCGTTCGACGAGGACTACAGCCGCGCAGCAGACGCCATCAGCTACATCGACCCGGACGTGGACTACAACGACTGGATCGCGCTTGGCCAAGCACTCCAAGCAGGCCTAGGGGACGCGGGCTTCCAGATATGGGACGAGTGGTCGTCGGCCGGCGGCAAGTACTCCGGCACAAACGACCTCGAGTACCACTGGCGCAGCTTCACGCCGACTAAGGGCGTGACCATCGCGACCGTGTTCGGCATGGCCAAGGCCGCAGGCTACGTGCCGCCCACCAAGCAGCAGAAGACCATGTCGGCCGTCGAGGCGTTCCAGATACCCAACCCATCATCCTACCCATCATTAAATCAGCCTGACGCCCCGCAGGACAGCGCCGCAGTGCCAGGATTCTCCGTCGAACTTGGCTGGCCAGAGCACCGCCTTGACCTCACCAAGCTGCAACCCACGCGCTACCTGATCGACGGGTTCTTGGCCCACAGCTTCATGGTTCTGGCCGGCATGGCCGCCGTTGGCAAGACCTCGGGACTCATCTCCTTATGCCTGACCATCGCCGGGTTCAAGCTCGAAGGCTCGGACCTTACAACCAAGCGCCCCAGAAAAATCATCTACGTCACCGAGGACATGCACCAAGTCCAGCAGATATTGTTTGCCATGTGCAAGCACATGGACCTAGACCAACAGCTAGTCTCCGACGCGTTCATCATGATGGAGGCCAAGCGCTCCGAGGTCGATGAGCTGCTGCTCTTATCCCACAACGTGGTGCGGCACACTGTCAACGGCAACCGCCCGTTCATCATCCTAGACACCGCCAACGCGACTCTTGCCTTAGAGAACGAGAACGACAACAGCGAGGCCGGCTCATACATCGCAGCCCTCAAGCAGACGATCTACGTGCAGCTGGACACGCCCATGGCCATCATCGCCCACACCTCCAAGAGCTTTTCTAAGACAGACGAGGACGCATCGGCCCGGGGAGCCTCTGCCTTCGTCGGCGACGTCACCCTGACCTCGATCATGTACATCGACGACCAAGACAACAGGGTCATGAAGCTGCAGAAGACGCGCTACGAGCCAGCGTTCAGGGAAGTCATCTTCACCTCAACGCTCATAGAGGAGCCGGTGCTTGACGACCTGAACGAGATCCAGACCGTGCGCTGCCGCATCTCCATCCCGCACAGCCTATCTATCGAGGCCAAGGCCAACAGCAGCATCCAGAAGCAGCTGGACCAAGACCTCGAGAAGATCGACAAGGCCTGCGTACACATCACCGACACGATCAACAAGTTCGGCCCGGTGGCCATCAAGATGGGCAGCGGCGGCGCGAAGAACCCGCCAAAGGAGATAGCCAGCCTGCACCGCATGGTGTGGAACGACGTGTACGCCAACGTGCCGGGCGCGTCCAAGTCGGCTGACACGAGAAGGGCCGTCAGGAACGGCGCCTACGAGCGGTTCGAGATGGAGCCGCACGAGGGCTGGTGCGTGCTCAGGATGCGGCAGAACCTGACGGCCAGCGTCAGCCAAGAGGGGGCTGGGGTGGGTTATGACGTGTAACTCTAAAGTTTCAAGGGGTTCAAGGGGTCTTCAAGGGGTTAACCCGTTGAACCCGTTGAGGAGAATCGGGGCGTGTAACACCATATTTTGGGGTGATAACCCCAATATGGTGGTACCGTCTCGCCGTTTTTTGGGTGGGGAATCTTCAATCAAGCATACCCTCCCCATGTTAGGGGGTATGCTTGATTGAAGAGGGGTAAAACGATGGGTTGGGAAGACGACAGGATTACGTGCGACGGCTGCGACAAGTTTGTGGTGAAAACGGTCAAGGAGTCGATGCCTGATCATGTAATGGAAAAGTTCATGTTCATGAACCACTCGGGAAACCGTTGGATGTTCCCGATTGTGAAGATCCACGACAAGGTCGCGACGCTGGTCTACAGGCGCAGGACATGCACGATGGGTACAGGCGTTGGGCCGTTCGCGAAGGGGATGAAGCACCGGTGCGATCACTTCTGTAAAATTGACGCCAAGGGCAACGTCGAGGAGGATGCATGGTGGGACTAACGAGGCGGGCGCAGGTGGAGCACACCGAGCAGGTGCGGCTGGTGCAGCGGGTGCGGGCGTTCTACCCGGACGTGATAATTGCGGCGATACCTAATGGAGGAGCTAGAACGGCTCAGGAGCGCTTGAGGTTGTATGGTGAGGGCGTGCTTGCGGGCATGCCGGATTTGTGCGTCCTGCGCCCATCTAGGGGGTTCTGTGTAGTTCACGCCAAGATCGATCAGCTTGTCGATTATCTGGGTATTTTCAACAAATTCGGCCACCGTGTGTTTACCCATCTGCTTAGCTAAATCATTGATCGAGCGAACCATCACATGGTCCATCTCGTTGACAG